AAGTCTACTGGAATAGAAATAGAAGCACAAGCGGTAAGTCCTGAAGTTAAGCAAAACGCAATAGCTTCGCAGGTCAATAACTTATATAGCAAGATTAAAAAGGAAATTTAATGTCGAGATCGATCAGCGAAATACAGCAGTCTATAATTGACGAAAAGGAAAACGCAACAGAATTACAGGGGCTATTGCCAGCACCAGATACGTCTCAGAATTTTTTACAAGATATTCAGTCACCCTCCAAGGTGGCTATATGGAGAACGTTTATAAGAGTTATAGCAAGCGCAATCAAGTTCCACGAAGACCTATTCGACGCATTCACAGCCAAGGTAGAAGCCAGAGCGATTGAGATAGTTCCAGGGACTAGTCGCGCGCTTGTAATAATTGCCAAAGCGTTTCAGAATGGGGACTCTTTAGTGTTTGATCCATTGACGGGAAAGTTTAGCTATAAAGATACTACATCGGTGACGGCATTAGCTAAAAAAATCATTACACAGGCAAGCGTAATCGACTCAAATAGAGTTGTCACTTATAAAGTGGCTAAGACTGTTTCATCTGCACCAGCTAAATTATCAGCTTCTGAACTAACTTCGTTTACTACTTATATAGACGAAACAAAAGTGGCAGGAACGAAGACGGTAATAATTACAGACGATGCAGACTTTTTGAAAATCGCCTATACAATAGAATACGATCCTCTAGTGTTGGCGGCGGATGGTAGCTTGATTGACGACGGCACGTTTCCAATCCAAGAAGCAATTAATGGATATATAGAAGGTTTGCCGTTTGATTCAAAGTTTACTGTTCAGGGTTTGACCGATGCAATACAGGCGGCGCGAGGTTCTACTAATGCCGTGGCAGATGTAGTACAGGCACGCGATGCGGTGGCCACGTATATAGATGTATTAACAATAAACACGGAATCATACCAGCCTTTCGCGGGTCACTTCTCTACCGTTGACGAAACGGGGACGGAGGCAGTTCCAGTATATGGCGATATTCCAATACTAACCCCAAGCGATTATGATTCTACTGTAATTTATGGACTGGGCGACCTTTCAAGACAGGGCGGCATAGTATATAAATCCAATGTAAGTATAGCAGTTCCAGAAGCTTTTAATTCGACTAAATGGGACACGGTCAGCAACATAACATTTATTAGTTCATAATGTTTCAAGTAAATTTCAACGATTTAGTCAATCAATTAACTCCATGGTTTTTTAGAAAGCCAAAGTATTTAAAATACTTGTTTTCATTATCCAAGCCATTGTCTGAGCTTAATAATAACGGCGTGCCGATTCAATTTTTCGATCAAAAGAATCAGTCTTTGTATCAATTTACTTTGTTTATTATTAGGTTTTTACAAGTAAACTCGACAACGCTTGTGCTACAGAAGTATTTGAATGAAAGGTGGGACTCTACAAACGAGGGTATCGTTATAGTGAACAATAATCAAGACATACTAGTAAAATTCAAATTTAATTTATCGGAACAACACGTACCAAATTACCGTTATAATGGATGGGACAGTACAGTCGACTATGCTGCATCTGGTGAATTCGTATTGGCGAACGATGGCAATGTATATGAATCTAATACAACGCCTAATTTAAATAGTGAGCCGCCAAGTGCTAATTGGGATTTAATTAGCACCGAAAAGGAATATATATACAACAGAGCAGATATTTATCCTGTTGACTATACTATTAAGATACCAATATTAGTAACAAATCAATTAAATTATAGTAACGAACGATTCATGTCTCTTGTGCAGTTTTTTAATACATCTGGACGAACATATCAAGGCATTGTAAAAGAGACATCGGCGTTTTTATTTGAAAAAACTTAATTATGGATAAATTTATATCAACATCTCTAGGCGGTATTCCCGAAGAACTTAACGACATAAGGTGGCGAATGGGTCAAGAGGACAACCATGCGGTATATCAAGCACTCAATAATTTACTTGGATCTTACGGTAGTAATTTTATAGTGCAGGGCTGCATAGCCGACATAACTGTTCCCACTGTTGCAACAATGACAGAGGGTTGGATTATGATAAATGGCGAACTTTTAAAAGTAGACGCAAATACGGGTTTCGATTCAACCGCAATTCAGTATTTCACCAAGGTAACGACTAATAATCCAGCAGGATTAAAAACATTGCAAAGCGGTGTAACTGCAAACACATATCAAATAAATAGAGGCGTAATTACTGCTTCTTCTGGAAATTTAAGATACGACGGTGCAAGGCTAAGTCGAATCAAAGCCAATACAACTACAATAATAACGCCTACGGTCACTACATCAGGGGTGACATTATTTAGCCTGACCCCATCAGTCACGATGGGTAGCGCAAAAATGAATTTCAGATGTTGGATAGCAGCAAATTCGCCAGGGTCTGGAAGTGCAATAGGTGTGGCACTTCGTTTGAGAATAGGCGGTGTAACTAAAGAAACGGTGACATGGTCTATGGAACAAAATAGCTTAGGGGAGACTCATAGTTTTGAATGGGAGGAAGAATACGTTGCTGGGCAAGAAGTTCAAATAATATCAAACACAGACGCGGCGACCATGGTAGTAATCGGCGGCGGTTTATTTGTAGAATCGCACAATGGCGAATAGATGGCTTTGTCTGAAAAAGAAATAGACGCTATTTTAGAAGGTATTTGGAAAGGCAACATAACTGTTAATTCATTGCCCAAAAAGGTATATAATGAAAATAAAGAAAAGTTAAACAAGGGCGTTGAAAAGGGATTTGGAAGCAAATTAAAAGATCACGGAATCAAATCCAAAGCCTATAAAACATTGTCAAGTTTACAGGATAATGTAACATTTTTTTCTGCGGCTAAAACATTTCAACAGGTAAACGATATGCAATTTTTGAGGTTTGACGAAAAGGGGTTTATTAGATCGTTTAACGACTTTAAAAAGGACGCTGGTCAAGTGTTTGAAACTTACAATACTGATTGGCTAGAAACGGAATTCAATACAAGCATATCACAGTCGCAAAGTGCTGAACAATGGGCGACGATAATAGACCAAAAAAATGATTTACCGCTATTGCAGTACCAAACCGCAGACGATGGAAGAGTTAGGGACGAACATTCGGCATGGGATAATATAGTACGAAAAGTAGACGATCCATTTTGGAGTACCGTTATGCCCCCGAATGGATTTAATTGTCGCTGCACTGTTATACAATTGTCAAGCGGAAAAGTAAGTAGTTTATCTGGAGTCGCTAAAAATACGAATGGAATGTTTGCTGATAATGTAGGCGAGACGGAGCAGGTGTTTAAAGAAAAGGGAAAAGATAAGCACCCTTATTTTAACGCACCACAGAAAAGAAAAGATAAAAACTTTGGATTATAATGGGGTTAAAACGCAGAGGTAATTTTAGCTTAAAAAAATCAATAGCTTTATATAAGCTACAAGAAAGTAGGTTGCCTATTATATTAGCCAATGATGCCAAGAATCATTTTACTAAAGGATTTAGGCAAGGCGGTGGGCAAACCGATGAGGGCTTTTGGAAGAAAAGAAAAGTAGACCCCAAAGGAGGGCGGCGAGGCATATTGATTGGCCGAAAGGGAGGTAGATTATGGAAATCTATTAAAACCGTCATGGCTACATTCCCACGCATAGAGATTGCTTCTATTGGTATTGTATATTCAAAGCGTCATAATGAAGGGCTTGACGGTATGCCTAAGAGGGAATTTTTGGGAGAATCCAGAATACTAAACGCCAATATAAAGGCTCAGATATTTGGAGAGATAAGAAAAATATTTAAATGAAATGGGATTATTAGCACTATATAATGATATGGTTTCTATATTGGAAGCACTAAAAAATGACAACGGAGAAGATCTTTTTGGGAAAGTAGGATACTGGAACAGCCAGCCACTTAATGAACCAATAGAGGAAGCATTTAATTATCCAGCATGCTTCATTCAATTTGCTTCTATAGAGTGGAAACAAAAAGCAAAAGCTGGCGGTTACCATACAGGCCAAGCAGAAGAACAGGAATCGCAAGGCAGTAGGCTTACAGTTCATATCTGCCACAGTCACTTGGAAGGTGTTGATATTAGTTTTCCAATTATTCACGCGATAAATCAACGTGTATATTATGCACTGTCAGAAATAGAGCAAAACCAAGATTACGGAAACCTTATTAGAATAGAAGAACGTCCAGATCCTAACCATGACAGGATACACGATTGGCAAATGGATTTCCAGTACACAGTCATACAAACTGGACAATCTGTTGGCAAAACGGAAGTGGAGGAAGGAGAATTATCATTAATAATACCAGAATAATGGCCAGACCGCGCATATTAATAGAAAACCAAGTATTCAGAACAAGTAAATTGATACCTTCACCTCAACCTGACTTGCCTGATGTTTCTACTATTGTGTATACAGACTTAGACCCTGATTTAGATGTATATACAGCCCCTTTTTCGTATGATTTAGATTTAGATAATAATGCCGTAATTGATTTTGAAATTCAAGGTTTTGAAATAACGTCTACAGCATTATTGGGCATGAAAAACCAAGGAATGCCTGGCTCGGTGGCCGTTAATATAGGGGGAGGAAATAGAATCCAAAAGTTTGATTCAGGCCAAGATATAGGATCATCTTTTACAAATTGGAAAGGGACTGGAAACCCAGTAGCTGGACTCAGTACTGCCTTTGGTTTTGTTACGGGTGACTTTATCGGCGATACAGCATTTATAGGCGTTAAGTTCCCTATAGATGGGAATACTCATTATGGATGGGTGCATGTAACCATTTCAAACCCAATGATAGGAGGATCGGCAACGGTTTTAGGATACGCTTACAATGCGAAAGCAGAAGAAAAGATACTAGCAGGGCAAACAGAGT